TCTCTGCATCTCTGAGGACACATCGACCGTGTACGGGCTAATGTCAATAATCGTCTGTTTGCTGATAGCACCCATCTCATACTGGGTCTTTAGTTCATTCATAAGGCTTTGTGTATCAACAGGACGGTTCACGCTGAAGGTAATGTCCAGAGAATCATAATTATCATCACTAATGGCAGTCCCACTAATCGCAAGTAGCTTTCTAAAGTATTCAAACCGCTTGTAGAAGCCCTCTTTAAGCACCTGCACCGTCTGCTTTGCCTTGTTATCCGTCTGGCTAAACAGTAGCTTTAAACTGACCTCTGACACGTTTGCAATGTTCCCCTGACCGATTACACTAGCAGGAACACCCGCAACGGCGTACAATTGTTGCACAAGGCTATCCAGTAGCAATTTAATGTTGTTATAGTCCATCTGGGCATTAACCCATTTAAAGTCTCCACCGTCTTCCAGATTGATAGTAGCCCCTACAATGTCCTTGGGAATACTTTCATTAACCCTCTGTCCTTCTGACACACCAATAGGATTCAGAGAAAGCGTAGTAATAGCATCGTCCAGTTTGGATAACAGAGATTCAATCTGATTCATAATTGGCATGAGGTCATTCATCATGCTATCACCAAAGAAGTTGTACTCTGTCTTGTCCATCATACAGTAGTGGATAGGCAAGCCACTCAAATTGTTGTCCTCTTTTACAAGTACATTATCAATATAGTGCTGCACCAGAGTAGGCGTGTAGACAATGTAATTGCTATGCCCGGTGGTGAAATCTTCCCAATGCTCCACAAAGGCCACATAGTTAAAATCATCATCATATACAGGGTATGCGTCTTCGTTGGCAATTACCTTAGATTTGATAACTCCATTGTCCAGATAAGTGTACTCAAATGCGTTGCCGTAGGTGTATAGGTTATTTACAATCTGATAGTCCGTCTTTGTATAGATACCCTTCTTATATACCTTATTAAATATCTTTACTGCGTCCGGCTCTCCGCTGATAGAAATAGGATTGCCAATTACATAACTTGTATGGAAATTCAGAATGGACTTTAACGTATTCAATACAATCTTTGCAGTAGAATAGGTTTCATCCTTAAACTTGAAGTCCTTGCGCTGTAATACCTTATGTAGTCTCAATAGGTAATTCTTAATTATAATCACGTTGGAAATTCGCTTCATATGCTCTGATTTATTTACTTCATCTGTGAACCATAGCGGCTCACTCAAATAATTATTATCCATGTTTCACCCCTTAAATATAATGGATACCTGACTTGATTCCTTCCAGTGCCATAGCCATAGACATTACAAGATCATCATGGTTTCCAAATGTTGCTTCCATCTTGCCATCTTTAAATGCAAACAGTTTCATTTCCGATAACAAATCTTTTGAGTTAATACAAATCTGATTTGTTTCAAATAGTTCCACAAAGTTGTTTATCATGAGCGGTTTTGTCTTGCTATTGGTTACAAATCCGACCTTTTTCTTTGCGTTACCTCTGGCATCGTATTCTTTGTACTTGTACATATTGGCATACTTATAATCGTTCTTTAGCTTGTCCACCACCGTATGACCTGCGCTTGCCTTTTCAACCACCAGTAATGCCTTATTAAAGTAGATACCAACATCATTAACCAACTCTGCAAACTGGAACGGCTTAATTTTGTTACTCTTAAACTCTGCTACTTGCCTACCGTCCTCTGTTAGCACCTGAAATGCGGAATAGTCCTGTCCTAACCCCTCGCCGCTATCTACACCGATATAGTATTTCTGTTTTGCTTTTGGAGTTTCCCATAAAAAAAGCCCCCTGTTTAGCCACGGTACAAGGCTAACAGGAAGGTTAGTAGGTTTATTTACGGTTTTGACCTCTCCAATATTGGATAGACGCTCATGAATTTTCTCTGCATTGAAAATATTGTTGCCAGTAGAAATAAACGCTTCAATTGGATTGCTGGGAAATTCCTGCGTGAAACTTGTCTCGCTGGAATTGGCCATCTTCAATCTTCTCCATACTAATTGCTCAATGCTTGCACCTTCATCATACAAAACCTTTTCCTTTTCATCTAATTCATCCAAAGATGGTAACTTTTTATACTGATTCTTATAGCGGTCACAGAACATTTTGTATTCGTCTGCAAACATGACTTTATCATCAATCCATGAGAAGAAGAACGGCTTATAAAGGTTCTCTTTCCGCTCTGCCTTGTTCCAGAGTTCCGAAAAGTAATTTAGTCCGTTGGCAGTTGATTCCAATATAATCTTTCCATTTGGCGTTAATGCTTGCTCAATAGCCAGTAGTTGTCTATCAATGGTATCCTTCATAAATCCAACCTCTGACAGGTGGGCAAACCTGATTGTAAGTCCTCTGGCAACATCCTTACTTCCGCAAGTAGCGCAAATAATTCTGGAACCGTTCACGAATTTCAATTCTTTTTTGTTATTGGCTATCAGTTCTACCCTTAATGCGCTGGGCAGGTCATTGTAGAGTTGCTTTAGCTTTTCAAAAATGGATGTGGCACTGTCGATACTGTAACTAACCAATAAGCAAGTTGTATTGCTATTGGTACAGGCCAAAAAAATGCTATATCCGCAGGAAAGCGTTGTAATGCCTAACTGCCGGGATTTAAGAACGATATTATATTTGTCCATTTTCTGTAATAGCGTCTTTTGTTGCGGATTCAACTTGAAAGGTACTAACTTCCCTAACTTATTAACCACTTTCATGAAGTTTTCTATATATAGGATTGGACTATCAACAATCTTTTTGAATTTCTCTTGGACTGTCATTAAACTCCCCTCTCTACAAATAAAGCCCCCCTAACTGAAAGCCCATACTAATAAAGAAGATAATCTTAGTTATCAGTATGGAGATTCAGTAAAGGGAGCCTTATAAGTTATTCTTTACTGGTCATCCCCAATATCTGCATTTTGGAGCATGGACAGCAGTTCACTTTCCTTTTCGGTTGCAAAGAATTTCTCTGAAAAGTCCGTGAATGCTTTAAATGCGGCTACGTCCTTCTTTGCGTTCTCAAAATAGATGTTGTACAGTTCAATCATTTTTTGCTGGTGAAGCCGTTTCAGTAACCATTTAACGGCGGTTTGTACATTCTGCTCCGTTAGCCAATTTTCACAATTCTGTTCGTCCATGCCCTCTGTAAAACATTTATGGGACTTTTTCAAATCTTCAAATGTTTTAATCTTATCTCCGTCAGTAAGCAAATGCGGAGAATATTTCCACATAATGTAATATACTTTTGCATCTGTCTTTACCATTTCTTTAAGTTTATGGAGAACGCTTGTCTCATTGGATGAACTTTTACCTGCTCCAAATTTAGTTCCCATGATTATTCCTCACCCTCAAAAGAATGAGAATAATCAATTTCCCATTTCTGTACCTCTCCCCATAGCAAAGCAATGTAGTGATTTCCGTTGAGTTTTTTGCTATATGTATCAAATGTGGTTTCCGCAACCTTGTACTCGTACAGGGGAATTATCTTTGTATCACAGTATCTATAGAAAATATCCTTAATGGTGTTTCTGCACTGATCTCTTGCAAAGTCCTTCTGAACTTCCATGTCTTCACTCATTTTTTGTTTAAATTCCTCGTTTGATGCTATGTACTTATCCAACTTATCACAAAGACCGCCGATAATTTTATCTTGGCTACTTTCATGTTCTTTCTTGAATAGTATATTAGAGAACCAACTTCTCACTGATTTACTAATACTGCAAATAAGACCAAAGGAAACACTAATAAGACCAAGTGCCGTGCTTACATTTTTAATTACCTCTAACATAACAATCTTGTCCTTTCAACTTAAATTATATCTCTACAAATGATGTAGGATTGATAACTAATTTCATTATCTGTAATACCGTATTTCATTTTATTTGAACCGCTTGCTTTAACCCTTACAAGTCCATAAGCCAACATCATTTCTTGTAAGGACTTTTTAATTTGAATTTCTGTTTGGTCATACGAATACTTATTACCTAACATATGTACGATCTCTTTTTCTGTCGCATAGCCCTTTTTGTCCAATAAATAAAAAAGACACTCTGTTATATCCAGAGTGTGTTCATCGGATTTAGGAGAGTTGCCTTTTCTGTTTTCTCGCTTATACTGTGGAAATATTTTATCGGCAAGATTGGGGTCAAACGTCCTTAGAATGTACTCCCGACTCAGTCCTTTTAGTGTAATGCTATTTTCCTTTAATGTTCTTGCTATACCTTCGCTTTGCTCAAATAGGATAGTTCCATATTCCTCAAAACTATAAAATCCAGTGAGTTTTTTTAACTTGTATTGAGCGGCAATCTCTCTTGCCTTATTAAGTTGCTTTTCTGGAATATCCTCAATCTGAAGCTTTGTAACCATATTAAGTAAAGCGAATAGAGTTAGGGATTGTGAAAGTGCGTTTCTGTCTCCCTTAATGCCGCATACATTCATTAACATATTGTAGCTTGCATAAAAGAACGGCTTTTCATTTACGCACATACCATCATTTACGTACTGGCTAAAATGCAATAACATGGCTTTGATATGGTGTTTTCTTGTTCTGATAAGTTTGCTTAACTCTGGAAATGTAATCTTAAAATCATTACTGTCGAGATAATTAGCCGAATCAATCATCAGTTGCTTTTGTTCCATAACCCAATCAGATTGTACTAATTCAAGGTTATAAACCTTTTTAATAAACTCAATTGCTTTATGCCGCTTGCATCTGGCTAACTTCTCCGTAATGCTTACAATCGTATAGGCATGATTGCAACCAAAACATTTGTATATCTGTGTTTTGTCATCGGTAGTGTAAACGTGTGCGCTGGGTGTATGGTCATCGTGATCTGGCAGGATGCAGCAAACCTTTCCATGAATTCCTAAATATTCTTCCAAATCAATAGAATTGATGTAATCATACAATTCTTTCTCTGACTTTAACTCAACTGGATGCGGCTCATATTCCAGTAGAGACTTCATCGTAACAACGTCTAACTTTTTGATTGCTTCAATTTTTTCTGTTTGGTCTTTCATCTATATACATTATCCTTTCAAATATAAGAAAGCACGCCCTGCATAAAACAAGGCGTGTCTCTTTTAACCCATGTTTGTCCGGGACATAATATCCCACTCAAAAATAGTTATCTCTCGTTTTGAATTCGTTTATTTGTGTAATGGTCGAGGGCATACTTAATTTCAGGGGTAGCGTCATACACCCAGAACTGACCGTTGGAGCTTGTGTTATATCCAGTAAATAAAAAGAAAAACCCCTTATCTCTTAGATATTCAACTTTATGTCGCCCATAAGTGATGATAAATCTCTCATCTATATCATTTATCTGCTCATATTTCGTCATATTTGTTATCCTTTCTGCTATAACAATAGCGATTGCTATATGTCTCTGCGCTTGTAATAATGGAATCAGGATTTTCTAAATAGATTTTCTCCACTTGTTCTCTATTGGAAGTGTATCTATGTACTGGCAATGATAAATCATAACTGTAATCCGGTAAAGGAATGCTTGTATTACAGTGTAGTTTGTTATCTGTCATGGTTATCTTTGCATTGATACTGTAATTTTCTACGTGATTCGTAAAATAATCTGTATCATTTGCTTTTAATATCGGTAATAGCTTATCATCCATCCCAAACGCTTTGTACCACTTAACGTTGACGTGCCTATACGCTCCATTTTCGTTGTAATAACCACGATACCAACCATCAATGCACAACAGAGTGGTTAGACGTTTGTTATCCGTGATTTCATAATCATATAATGAGCAGATAAGGGCAAGAGTGCTTCCGTTGTATTTGTCAGAGTAAGTCGATATGTTCATGTTTGGGTTAATTGCTTGGGGATTTTTTATAAAGGTTCTGTGATTATCAAATGTACGCCCTTTGGCAATGCTTAAATCAACATAAATGGGTTGTTTCCCCTCTGTCCTTTCTTTATTAAGCCAAAGTCCAGATGAAAAAGAGAAGTACCCCCCAATTTCTAAATCAAACAGTTCCATTAGAACACGGCATGAGAAATAGCTATCGTAATCATCGCTCATAACCAGATAATCTTTTTCCTTGTTTAAATCCTTGTACCAATCAGGAAACCTATTCTTTAAGCTATCATTCATCATTTTGTGCGTAGGTATTGCTACATTTTACTCGCGTTCACAATACATATTTAATTGTGCGGCCTAAGTAAGCAAGCTATCAGAATATAGCGTCACCCTTTTTTCCGCTTATAGTTATCCTGCAATAAGACACTACTACGTCCCCTTTCATAAATTTAATTCTATCAATATAGTTTTGAATATCAGATTGTACCGTTGTCTCTTTCTACGGTTGCCTTGTTAATTGCAGATATAATGTCCTTATAGGTGTCATAAGCAAGTGGTTTCTGCTCTGTTTCCACCTGTCCAATAAACTGAGGGGATACAGTACAGAACTTTGCTACCTGTCTCAATGACAGTCCCCTCAACTCTCGAAACGCCCTTATTTCTCTTCCTGTTAACATAGTTCTCCTTTCTTTATAGGGCAAAAGCCCGTCCCACACTCGCAGGACGGGCAATCACCACAATTATGTACTTGACTTAGGCAATGGTCTTACGGAGTACGACAACGCCAGTATCGTCAATCAGTTTGGTTGCATAGAGGGAGCTTGCAACAACATCGGAGCAGAGCAGGAGCGCCTGACGGTCTTCCTCAACGGACACGTTCTTCTGAAACACATAGCCCAAAGCGTCCTTTTTCACGAGATAGCTCTTGCACTCGCTCTTAATGGTGTCATAAGTTCCGTTGTTCGTGACAATAACGGGAATTCCAAAGTAATAACCGATAATGCCATTGGTAACAATACCGTTGCCGTTGGTCTGGAAGGTCTTAGTGCTATCAACGAACTCCGGCATATCCATGAACACACTGCGCAGACGAGAGTTAATGAGAATACCCGCATAGCTATCGGTATCAACATCGTCACCAAAATTATTCATAGCGGTCTGAATCTCTGCGGAAGTAATGCTAGTAGCATTTGCCACGGCGGTCTTATAGACGGCATCGGCATCAATTGCGGCGGCAAGGTCACCATCAATCTTCTTAGCCATTTCATCAACGACCTGCTGAACAACCTTATCCATGACCACACCCTTGACCTGCGCACGCTCAGAATCGTACACACGGAATGCACTGCCGACATACACGATATCAGCGGTGGAATCTGCCATATCCAAAGTTGCGGGGGTCAAAGCCGTTCCCTTGGTCACAGCGGAGACGGTTGCAGTTCTCTTAATTTTCGGAAAATGAATTTTGTCACCTGCGACAAGGATTTCAGGACACATACTGGTAGCATCGAACGCCACAGAACCGAACTTCAGAGTAGTACCAAGTTTAGCGTTAACGGCATCGGAAAAAACTTCGGGAATAAATAAAGTACCCATAAATATACCTCTTTCTTTTAATTACAGTTGTTTTTAGTTACTTATTAGCCATAAATTGTTTGGCTAATTCTGGATTTGCATCATAAAACTTTGTCTTCTCGGAATATGACATCTTTCTCCACTTGTCCACAGAAATAGTTTCATTGTTCTGGTGATTTTGAGGCTTGTAACCAGTAGCAACAAGCCGATTGTTTACCATACTGGAAATCAACTTTTCAAAGGACTCTACATCTGCGTCATCCTTTAAATAATCCACCATGTTCTTATCAAGATTTTTGGACGTGAGTGTATCAATCAAATTCAGCCGCTTTTCTTTTGCTTCAACTTCGGCAAGACGCTTTTCAAGAGCCAATTCATTTTCTGACTTCTCTTTAGGAGTAAGTGCAGTAACCTTGTCTTCCAGTTCCTTGATTTGTTTAGAATACTTAGTCCTCAACTTATCCTCTGCGGATTGAATTGACTTGTCATAGTCGGACTTGCTGATAGAAATGACTTCTTCTTGTTCATTTTCTTTCTTTTCAATTTCTTCCATAATCTAACCTCTTTCTAAATTTGTTATATTGCACTAGCCCTTTGCAGTTCCGATACAATATCCCTATATATCAAAAGGACTTTCACCCTTTGATTGCTTATTACGTTCACTGATCTTAATGTTATTGGCTTTCTTTCTGCACTCTGGACAATATTTTGTGTTGCGTCCATCAACTTTGTAAAACTCATGGCACAATGCACAGGTTTTATAGGTGTCTCCTTTGATAATGACTTTGACAATATCTGCATTTAGGTAGGTGTTGTCATTAATTTTCGTGTATTGGCACACATTTTACCTTCTTTCAAATTGGTTTTTAAATTTATAAACAGAAAAAGAACAGTCCCAAATTACTTTGGTTACTGCCCTTTTCTGATTCATACTTATATCAATATTTGATTTTAGACAAAAAAATAATGAGGGGATAGGCTCATTTTACCTATCTCACTACTAACAATTCCAACGCTCATTTTTAGTCGGCTCTGTATCCTCTGTGTCACAATGGTTTGCGGGTACTTAAAATTAATTTCTCTCAAATTTGTGCTGGTTACATTGTGCTGTCCACAGAATCATTTGTAATAAACGGGAAATACTACGAACAACATTTGTGGAGGTGAAAACTATGGGAGCTTTGTTTTGGGCGGCTTGGGGCTTTACGCTGGCCGGGACTATAGCGGAGGCACTTCTTTTTTAAAGGGACTAGCAAAACAAGCATATTCCCGTTTTTTAATGCATATGCTTATCGCGTAAAGCGTAAGCGGACGCAATAAGCTTCTTTGGTGGAGTGCGCTGCTTTTTATCCAATGGAGAATTATAGGGTAAGACCCCCGAAACTGTCATAAAAACGGCTCCGGGGGTTCATCATGCTCTGACGATTTAATATAATCATATCAAGCAACTCCTCTCAACCTGTGTTTATAGACTCTCTCCCTTTCAAGTATAGATAAAAGACGTACATATCTCATAACCGTTTAATGTCAACGGTTTGCATGGTTTTCTATTTCGCTTATTTATTAATTATCTTTTCCTAGCATCCTCTTTTTGTCGAGCACACTTTGTACAATATTTTTGTGCGTTACTGTTCTGCTTGAAAACATTTCCGCATCCAGCACAAACAAAATATCCGCCATAAACATAATTCAGATACCAATAAACAAGGTTATCATAATCGCTAATAGTAAAAGCAACTTCTCCGTCTTTTACTAAATAGGTAAGGCTCCACATCTGTTGCTCGTTGTTTCCGTAGCCATAGCAATGCTTACGACTATCCTCTCTGACATCTGACTTTACATATCCATTTGCAACAAGCCCTGTTAAAACCTTCTGTTGTGCAACAGAATTCAAGTTGCTAATTTTTGCCGCTCTCACAATATCTGCTTTTGACATTGTGAACCACTCTATGTCTCCTATCCATTTGCAGTACACAAGTAGAGCGAAGGCCACCTTCTCCGTATTAACATCGTTAAGAGACTTGATTTTTTCAATTTCTTCAACAAAAATCGCAATTTCTTTGCTTTTTATGTACTTTTCTTTGATGATTTCGCTTTTTTTAGGCAATTCTCTTTTGACTTGAGTAATAATTTTGTTGAAAATCGTCTTTTTCTGTTCTTCTCGCAGGTATTTTAAATCGTCTTGGCAACATTCTTCCAATGCTTCGCGGATTTCCTTTGGCTGCTTGTCATTCAGAATCATATAAAGGATAAGTGTTCTCAACTCTTTATACTGCCATTTTTTTGTTTTCACGGACTTTTCATCGTAAATTTTCTTTCCATATTCATAATTATTCCATATAATCATTCTCTCAGTTCTCCCTCTATCAAGTTACTACAAAACAACAATACTATAAAACAACAATACTACTTGACAATATTTATTGTGTGTGCTATAATCCATCTATCGAAAAAATTATGTATTTTTGCGCCTGTATATCGTGATAGCTACGAGTACGCACTACCCATACACCATACATCATAAGGTCTTTTACACTCGTCAGCGCATAATACTCCCATTACACGGTTTCCCGCCCCGCCTATCATAGCTTGCGTCGCTGGCTCCTATCCAGTAATGCCTATGATAGTTTGCAAGGTTCACGCTCGCAGCGTAGGGACTCGCTCGATCTCTTTGATGTATTATTCAGTTTTCAAGGTACACCTTGGTATAAAATGCCTCACATTTTCATACCTCTTTCCATTTTATCATGTCTCAGAAAAGATTTCAAGAGTATTTTAACTAAGAATTTATGCTTGGTTAAAAATTTTTTTGTCAATAATTAACAAATTATAAAAGTCCGTAGGCCAAACACAGAATGGCCTACGGATTTATTTTTTTGCTATTACCCTATTTGCTTATGAAGATTTCAATTAAACAAATTCCGTAGTATAAGATCCAGCGCAAAGATTATTGGAATCCTTGACGCTAATCGTACAGGTGCAACCACACAAATCATCATTATTAGCGGCGGCAATTCTATAAGTACCGTCCGCATTCACGGTGCCAGTTACATAGCTTGATAGCGAAGCATCACTTACTACATGGCTCCAAACAGGAGATAACGATACCACATTACCACTAGAATCAGTAAATACTGCACTGAAATTATATCCAGTTCCGGTTCTAATCGTAGTTCTTCCAGATATTGTAACATTATAGGTAATAACTACGTTGCTCTTGACCTCCATACCATGTGTTGCACTTACATTATGCTCTGCCCAAGTAGCATTTACGGTTACATTCCCTTCCGCTATACCAGTAACCAATCCTGTACTGGAAACAGTTGCAAGGCTCGTATCAGAAGAAGTCCAATTAATTGTTGGATTGAGAATCGTGGTTGTAGTAGAACCATCTGTGATTGTGGCAGTTGCAACCAATTGAGCAACGTCTTCCATGGTCACGCTATCGCCGCCAGTAATAGCCAATGAATAAACAGGATTTGATGTGCTACTTGCGCTGCGTTCCGTGTAGATATAGCAAATTCCACTCTTATAATAGATGTTGATAATTTTCCATGTTGCCCCTAATGCGCTGAAGGTAGCGTCTATGGCAAGGTTTCTGCTATTGGCATCGTCCTGTGTAATGAAACTGATATTCCCGCCTACAATAGAAATGGTAGAGTCACCAGTAAGGCCAACAGAGGTTAAATCTTCCGAATATGCCCTTAAATTAAGCTCATAGCCAGTACCAGAAGAAGAATCTCTTACAATTGTGTAAATTCCCGTATTGGTTTCTAGCAGGTCTGATTTCTGATAGGTTGCATTCTCAATTGTTTTCTGATTTAATGTAAGGAAATATCTGCCACCATACTTTAGCAGTTGTCCTTGTGCTATAGCTTCAGATACAGGATAGAAGATAGTTAATCTGTTATCAGAAGTGTTTTTGTCACTATTCTTACGAAATAAACACGTATACGAAGTGTTTCCAGTAGAATCAGTAACTATTTTGCTCTCTCTGGCTAATGCGTCATTGAATTGGGAAGTGAGTACATCATACATATTCTACTCCCCCTCAATCGCTGAACATATAATTGAATACACTGGTTTTATTTCCTGTGCTATCAGGAATAGCCAAAATCCTAACTTGCAGATCGTCCATACGCTTGCTCAAATATTGGTATGCTTCACCAACAGTAGCAAACTCTGTCTCAATGCTCCTAAACAAATCAACGTTGTTACTTAGACTCTGTAGAATATCATACACAGTTTGAAGCAACTGCTTTTTCATTGTAGTAGCATATGTATCAGTGGAAGTCAAACTATTCTCTTCCAGATACATAGCCAAAATATCATCACTGTAGTATTCTTTATTGGAGAGTTCTATTTTAAGACGGTCTAAGACCGTTACTGTAGTTGCCATTGTATCACTCCTTCTAAAATGCTCTAATTACCCTTGTTATTAAGCGTATAATGCGGCTCTGAGGGCTTCTAGGGCGTGGGTAGGGTAAGTAACCCCTAAACGGAAATAGGCTCAAAACCTATTATAATATAATGATTTTTGACCTACATTGAGCAGGTCTTTTTTTTATGGGTCAACCAGTACCAACTTGGTATCCCCCGCAGAGGGGTATGCCTTTGCGATTATGGGTTCATTTCCAAAAGTTAATTTTTTCACCCTACCGGTCTGAAAAAATTAACCCCAGCAACAATAACCAATAACACTAAAGTTATTAATGTATTGTGGTGTATTTTCTTTAGCAGAAAAAAAGTGGATTAACTATACCCGGTTTCTTGAATAAGGGGGTTCTAATTATACACTTCCCTGTTCTATAAAAACCTCATGAAATTTCCATTTGGTGCGATTATTTACGCTGTGTGAGCCGTCAATGTACCACAATATCTTGTGCTGCGGACTATGAATATTCCCTGTTCTACCTGCTCTCGCTATATAGAATTAAGCAAAGCATTGATAATACTAGCTTCTTGGCTCGTTACCATTTTGTAATCTTATGAACAAAAATATTGGTTTGTTCAATCTTTTCTTTGCACAATGAATACCTGATGAATACCACGCTATGAGCATATTTCCAGTGTATTATGCAATAATATTCTATTTTCGTTCATTTTCATAACTTTTATCATAAGAAATAGACGTATATGGTGTACTTAATACGAATAACATAACATTTAATAGTCAATTAGAACACTCGTTCCACAAATCCGTTTACAATACCTCTATCCCCCATCATATCGTGCTTTTTACGTTCTAGCACGCTCACCTAATTCCTACTGAAATGGTATTTTAATTTCCTATAAAACAGAGTCCCCCTAGATTGTAGCCAGTACAACATAGAAGGACTCTAAACACCTGTATTCAGAAATACAACTTTCCAGTTTCGTTATATTCCTTGATCTTATCCTTGTAGGTATTGAAATTACCAAACGGATTGAACGTGTTCTTGTCGTAATAGGCGGGACTCAATACCGGTTTATTCCCCGCCTTTTTCTCCTGCTCTCCTACAAGCCCCTCAATATAGCTTTTCTTGGCCTCTGGATTGCGCTCAAGGTACGCTTGATACTCTTTCGGGAACAACTTACGGTCATGCTGCCAATCGTCTTCAGCGTCCTGCCATGCCTTGTTGAACAACTGGTAGTTTTTATTCAGAAATTCACCACGAGCGCTCATTTCTGAGATTTTCTTATTGGCGTGTGCCTTTTTACGACTATCATCAATCCAAAGAAGAATCAAGCAAACAAAGAACAAAATCAAAGACATACAAAAAGCTCCTTTTCTGCGTCAGAAGCATGGTTCTATAATGATTTACAAAACGTAACTTGCGTGAAATCTATTGTTGAAATCGTCAACTCTCTCATCGTACTTGTGTCGAAACGCTTCAAGAAAATCGAATCCCTCTTTAGGCATGATAGACATTAAATATGGGCGATATCCTTGCTTCCAAACATCGCGTGCAGCCAAAGCCATAAAGTAGTCATACATTGCTCGTGAGCTAAACCGGAAGAATGCCCTATATTTTTCAGGGACTTCATCCTTACTCACAAACTCATACTGATAGCAATAATCTTGAAATATCTTGTTCTCTAGTGTGCTATTGGTTTTTACAAGCATTCCCTTATCTACACACTCTTTGATTTTTTGTTTATACTTCGCATTTCTACCAATAAGACAAAGAACTCCAACAATTGCTAAAACAATCTCAGCGAACATTGCAACCTCCTATCATGTATTGGCAGCCGTTATTTCAGCGATATTACATTATTTTCCATGCTATCACTTATTTTATTGAAAGTCCATACGTTTTTTTGCTTTTTTATTTCCCATCACTGCCAAAGAGCTTTTCTACTGGAACATTCAGCGCATTTGCAAGCTCAATAGCCATATAGACGTTTGGTACGTGGGTGTCAGATTCTATATAGCTCATTTCTGCATAGCTTATTCCTGTTTTCCTAGCAAGCCATCTTTGAGATATGCCGTAGTAATCGCGCCAGTATTTGATGTTGTTCATGGTAAACATCTTTTCAATATTTGTCTTTGCAATTTCACTGGAACTACATACTGATAAAGAAGATATATATCAGTATGGACTTTCAGTTAAGCACGATCTCAGAGGTTCATCAAAACACTTGTAGTAATAGACCTAGCCACAACCTCATTGTCTTTCAAGCCCTGCAAGTACCGCTGTGTGATATTGATATTGTCATGTCCTAGCAGTCGAGACAGAGAATAAACGTCCATACCATTCTTTAGTTGCGCTTGGGCGAAGTAATGTCGGCAGGTATGCGGTGAACACCTTATATCAGGAGAAACATTAGCATACTCCCCCGCCATCTTCACAATACGTTCTACTGCGGCGTTGGTTAGTGGTCTGCCAGTTCTCGATAGAAAATAGTTGTCGATGCGGATATTCTTAAATTCAAAATTGTATTCTTTTATCCTATCATACTTCATTAGGATTTTGGCTAAGTAAGGGCTTTTCCCTACTTGCCGTTCCTTTTTGCCTTTGCCGTATATCACAATGTAATTGTCCTTTATGGCGGCTTTAGAGAGCGTACAAAGCTCGTAGCACCGTATGCCAGTATCAAATAGCATAGCCATGATTGCACGGTTCCTCACGCTATAATAATCGCTGCCAGAGTATGCTTGCAACATTCCTTTTACTTCTGAATCTTTGAAAGTCTTGATAATGGTTTTTGGTTCCTTCATCCAACTTACTTTTAGTACAGGATTGGTTGTAATATTCTCTGCTCCCATTTGGTATTTGAAGAAAGCTCTAAAGGTCTTTAATAGACCGTTAAGGTAGGTTTCCTTGCGTCCTCTCCTGCTCTGGTACATGAAAAACGCTTTTAGGTGTCTCGTCTGGATATCTTCAAGGTTGGACAGTTTGTGTTCCTGCTTTAGATAATTGACCAGAAAATTAAGTCCGTTCCGATA